ATTGGCTTCTACCGCCAATTGAGCCGACGTGACCAAGAGCAATTGCGCAGGCTGACCGAGGCGCTGATAAGCAACCCGGATCAGTCCGACGACGATTGATTCCTGAGCCGCCGGCATGTGATTGTCGGCGGTTTGCATCATGCGACTGCCTGCGATCCGAGCCTGTCGAATAGCTCCCGCTGCTGTGCTCTAGGCATATCGCGTAGGCGATCGATCAGCAGCCTGTCGAAGGTCTGAGCTGATGGGCTAAGCGTGTGGGAAAACGTGAGATTTGCCACCCAGCTGTGCCCACATTTTGCGTCAAGACACTGGCAGTAAAGTTTCGCGAAGTCAGCAGATAGCACCTCACGAGATGCTATCCGACCTTTGTGTCCGCACTTACAAGTCACTCTCATAGTTCCCTCCCCAGGGTGCAGCTAATTGCCACTATTCTGGCATGTGGTGCAGGATATTTCTCTATTTTTGAAGTGTTAGGTAGCGCTTTCACCTGCCATTTCGATTTTTCTCCAGTCGATACGCCTGTCATGCCGAAGCGTGTCATTCAGCTGATTGAACAGCTGACAGATGGGTCTAATCTCGTTGCTGGTGTACACGCGATCGATCTTCTCGATGTCCCCAAACCCGCCGTTGTTTTCCGGGATGATCCCGGCTAGGGCTGGGTTCATACGCCACGCCGCGATTACGTCATTGCGCGTGATGTTCTTCACTTTCTCCAGTTCGTCCTTGGCCTGAAAGTCTCCAACGGGAATGATCTGAATCGCGTTTTCCTTCCCGTTGGGGATGTTGACGAACATCGAGCGGAAGTTGCCCACGCCCTTGCTGGCGCTGATCTGTGCGCGCAGGTTCTCCTCGTCTTCTTCGGTCAGGTCCGGGTCGTTGGTGTAGAAGATGTAACCCGCGTGCGCGCCGTTGCTGTAGTAGCGGCGGCGGAAGAGGGTGGCGGCTTCGTTGAGTAAAAGCGCTTGCAGGCCGCCTAGGTAGTCGGGCACGCCGTAGATGTTCTGTTCCACGTCGTAGTCCAGGACGTGTTCGATTTCGTCCTGGTGAAAGTCCATGTACTTACTGTCTGGCAGCAGCATCCTGAACCCACCGTCGACCTTTACCCGCATGTTGATCGCTGGCAGGTGCTGCATCTCCAGCACCTCGCCGAATGCATTGGTGTCGCGGTAGAAATAGGCCTCTCCAAACACCATGTAATCCAGGCTCGCCCGCCCCATGGTCTGCGTGCTGCAGCCCTTGGACGGGATGAATTCACGCAACAGCAAGTTGCGCTTGAACTTGGGAATGGCGCCGTGGTGCGCGTTGGCGCGTAGCAGCTTGGCCAGGCCCGCCCGGGACACCGGCGGCTTGTAGATTTCGCCGTCGTCGCTGAGAAACACCCCCAGGTACTCGCCGATGTTGCCGGACAGCACCTGTTCGGGTTCCCCGAACGTGAACGCCCGCATGGGCTGCTGCTGTCGCGCCTGCCGGTTGGCCTGGGGCTTTTTGTGTCGTGGCTTGGGCATTGTTTCCGCTCGTGACGTAGCGGCTACGGCGCCGCTTGTTGGTATTGAGGGGTTCATTGAACAGGGCGTGCATGATCGACCAGGCGATATCGGCATGACCGGTGGCGTCGGTGCGCGAAGCGCTGTAGGTAACCTGGCCGCTGGTGGTGGTGCCGCGTTTAATGGTCAGAAACGCCTGGGCGATGTCGGTCCAGCCGGCGTCCCACTCGATGCGACTGCCCTGGATCGTGTCCTGGGCCTTGAGTACCAGAGTATTTTTGGTTTCAAGGCTGTAATGGATAGCGGTCGCACGCGGGTAGAAGTCGCGCACCAGGTCAAACACGCCGTAACCGATACCGGTCGTGTCGATGCCGATGTGCTGCACATTGAAACGCTCGGTAAGTTTCTTGACCTGGTCGGCCTGGTACTTGAACGACTGCCCACGCCAACTGTGTTTTTCCAGGATGCGGAATTTCGCACCGGGTTCCAGTGGTGGGGCGACCACCACACAGGTGGCGTCGTCGCGGGTACGGCTCGGATCGTAGCCAAGCCATACCGGGCTGTTGCCGAATGGCCTATCCAGTTCCGGGTCGTAGTCCTCCCACAGCGACAGGTCGGAATAGCATCGCTCCAGGTCTTTAAGGCCGAACGCGCTCTGGCTGCTGTCGATGAACTTGCAGTAGAACAGTTGCTGGAATTTGTCTTCGTCGTACTCCAGCTGCAGTTGCTCGAGGTCGAACAGATCGCAGCCTCCGGCGATAGCATCGTCCAGAGTGATGGTTTTGCGCCATTGACCATCGGGGCACAGCGCACCCTGGGTGTAAGACGCCTCGGTGGGCCAGGTGCCGCCAGCTTTCTTACCGCGCTTGCTGTTGCGGAATTCCTCACCGGACCAGAACGGATAAGCCTGGTGGGATACTGCGCTGGGGGTCGAGAAGTAAGTTTTTCGCCACTTCTTATGCGTGCCCATGGCGCTGGCCACGGTGCTAAGTTTGTCGAAGTCGCGTATCCAGAAATACTCATCGACATAGACGTGGCCATGGTAGCCCTGGGCGGTGCTGCTGTTGGTGCTGAGAAAGCGCAGCTCGGCGCCGTTGCTGAGCGTGATCGGGTTGCCAGTCAGCTCGATGTCGAACCACTGCTTGGCAAACTGGATGATGTAGCTGCGGAAAATTTCCGACTGCGAGCGGCTGGCCGAGAGGAACACCTGGTTGTCGCCAGTCAGCACCGCATCCATGAAGGCTTCGCCGGCGAAGTAGTAGGTCAGGCCCACCTGCCGGCTTTTCAGGATGTTGCGGATACGGCACGTCAGCGGGTTTTGCTTGGCCGCGAACAGCTCCTGCTGATAGCGGTACATCTTGCTGATGAACTTATCCAGGAAGTCGACTTCGGTCAGCCCGCTGATGTCGTTCTTGGCTTTCTTCTCGCGTTTTTTCCCTCCGCTATCGCCACGGCCCGAACGTTCCCCACGCGCGCCCTGGCGGCGCTCCTGTGGTTCGCTTGCTGATTCTCCGATCGGCGCTGGCGAAGGTTTGACCGATTGCTTCAACAGGCGCTCGCGCACCGTTGTCAGCCGGTCCAGCTCGTTGAGTTCGTCTTTGGTCAAGCTGCTGGCTTTGTCCAGGAGCAGGGTGATTCGCCGGCCGACTGCAGTCAGCGGTTCCTCGTCCGACAGCATGTCCTCCCATCCGCCCTGGCGTATCCAGTAGTAGACGATGCGGATGTTGGGCAGGTTGAGCTGCGCCTGAATTTCCTTGGCCTTACAGCGGCGCAGAAACAGGCGTTTGGCGGCTTCTTTAACTTCGGTCGAGTAGTACATGGGCCGCAGTCTATGCGGCGAAAACGATGGGAACGCGGGGTTAAATTCCGCGATCCACCTATATCGCGGATATAGGAGAAACGCGCATGTGAACCATTTGTTCGGGGCTTGGCGGCTCCCTATCGTGGCGGCTCATTCAACCGATTGAGCGCAGTTAACGTCCATGCCCCGTTCCCTCGTTTCGTACTGGAAACGTGTCGCCACCAGCGGCACCACCGCCGATGGCCGTGAGATCCTTCCCCAGGAACTGCGTGATATCGCTGAAACCTACAAGCCATCCAAATACACGGCAGTCATCTGGTGCGACCACGAACGCTGGAGCGGTTCCCACGGCACCGTCTTTGCGGTTCGCCTAGTGGAAGAGGGCGAGGACTTAGAGCCCGGGCAAATCGCCTTGGAGGCACAGCTCAAGCCGAACGATCGTCTTCTGCAACTGAATGATCAGGGCCAAAAGCTCTTCTCCAGCATCGAGATCACCCCGAACTTCGCCGGCAGCGGAAAAGCCTACCTGACGGGTCTGGGCGTCACCGATGAGCCGGCCAGCCTGGGCACCCAGGAACTCTATTTTTCCAAGCAAACCCACCAAAACTCGTTCTATGCCGCCTCCGTCGAGCTGGGCTCTTTTGAAGCCGAACCGCAGAGCGAGGTCGGCAAGCTGATCGGCTTGCTCACTGGCCTGTTCAAGCGCTTTGCCACGGATGCCGAGCCCGTCGAACCCACCACCCCAACTGAGAGCAAAACCCCAATGGATGAAGCTACCGCAACGGCCCTCAAGGCCCTGCTGGAGCAGCTGCTTGTCGTCGCTGCCGGCATTCAGGCTGTGATTGAACCCGCCGCCGCAGATGCACCAGAACCAGACCAAGCACCCATCGACGACGTGAGCGCGGCCGTAGACGATATCGTCACAACCGCCGAGGAAGAACGTGAGTTCCGCCGTAGCGGTGGGTCGAATAAGGCCGTTCTGGTGCAACTGGAGAAGCTGCAGAAGCAGTTCTCCGCACTGCAGAACACCTCGACCGGTCGCCAGTTGCCCCGCAACGCCGGTCCGGTGACCACCACCAAAAAGCGGGTGCTTTGACATGGCCCAGCCATTAAGCGCCCGTGGCGCCAAACAATATGCCGAGCTGCAGGAAGCGTATGCCGAAGCGTACGGTGTCGAAAGTTCGGCTCGGATGTTCAGCGTTGACCCGACGATTGCCCAAGAACTGAACGACGCGATCACCGCGAAAGCCGACTTCCTGGAGCGCATCAACGTCACTCCGGTCAGCGAGATCAAGGGCGAGAAGGTTTTCATTGGCGTGAACGGTCCGGTAACCGGCCGCACCAACACCAAAACCACCGATCGGGAAGCCAAAGACGCTTCGGCACTGGATAACACCCAATACGAGCTGGCTGATACCCAGTCGGACGTGGGCCTTCCATACGCCAAGATCGACGCCTGGGCGAAGTTTCCGGACTTCAAGGAACGTTATTCCGCTGCAGTGCAAAAGCGCATCGCGCAAGACCGGATCGTTATCGGTTTCCATGGCACCCACGCAGCAGCGCAAACCGACCTGGAGAAATATCCGAAGCTGCAGGACGTGAACAAAGGCTGGCTGCAGCAACTGCGTGAGCAGGCCCCGCAGCAGGTGCTGAAGGAGGGCGCTACCGCTGGCAAGGTTATGCTGGGCGCCGGTGGTGATTACGCCAACCTTGATGCCCTGGTGCACGACACCAAGCAGATGGTCGACGAGATCCTGCGCGAAGACGGCGACCTGGTCGCGATAATCGGCACCGACTTGCTCGCTGCTGACAAGGCCAAGCTGTACACCAAGCAAGGCGACACGCCGACCGAAAAAGAGCGCATTGAAAACGCGCAGGTCATCGCCACCTATGGCGGTCTGCCGGCGTTCAGTGTGCCGAACTTCCCGGTCAATGCGGTGCTGGTCACCAGTTGGGACAACCTGTCGATTTACTTCCAGGACACCAGCTGGCGTAAGCAGACGATCGAGAATCCGAAGCGCTCCCGCGTCGAGGATTACAACAGCCGCAACGAAGGCTACGTGATAGAGCAGCTGGAAAAGATCGCCTTCACTGAAAACGTGGAGCTGGTGAAGTGAGCCTGGCCCTGGCGCACAAGCGGCGCACCTTGGCGTTGGGCAGCACAGCAGTGGCGGCGCTCGCGGCTACTGCTGGAATGGCTTACACCCCGGGCGATGCCCTGAGCAGCCCAGCCAATGCGCGCAAGCACCTGTTGCTGCAGGAAGCCGCGTTGGACCAGGACCTGGTGCGCATCAGCGCGATCAACGGCTTGGCCGGGCGCCAGGCTCTCAAGCGCGACGAGTTGCTGCCCAAATACCAGGAATACGTGCAGCGCTACTGCGAGTCGGGGCTGAACTTTCCCAACCGTGTCGCGGTGCAGGTGATGGTCTGGTTGTTCGATACCGCCCAGTTTGAAGATGCGCTGGAGCTGGCTGACTTCCTGATGGAACAGGGTGGTCAGCAGATGCCGGAGCGCTTCAAGCGCCGGGATATCCAGACCTTTGTTGCCGATGCCGTGTGCGAATGGGCCTACGCCGAATACAACGCCGGCCGCAGCCCCGAGCCCTACCTGTCCGACCTGTTGCCCCGCGTTGATGGCGAATGGCAGCTGACGGAGCAGATCCCCAGCAAGTACCACAAGTTGATCGGCATGCGCGCCATGGAAGCCGAGCAGTGGGAGACCGCGCTCAAGCATTTGGAGCGCTCCACTGAGCTGTACGCCCAGGCCGGCAACGACACTCGCATCAAAAAGGCTCGCAAGGCCTTGGCAAAACAAGCAGCCACTAACCCGGCTACCGAATAACCGACTACCCCCCCCCAGCGGGGACCTGTGGAAGTGAGCCGCCCATTTATGGACCGTCCCACTGAAAACAGGCTCCCCGCCCTATTTGAGCGCCCAGCAATGAGCTTTTCCGGGAAACCCACCACCTTTGTGGAGCAGACAATCGAGAACGACGGCTTTTGGCCGAACCTCTCCCTGTCTGAATTCCAGAAGGAATACCGCCTGCCGGCGGAGTACCTGGTAGAGCTGCTGGGCGGTGATTTGACCATGGCCATGATCGAGGTCAACGGCGACCTGGCCAAGTGCAAGGCCCGGTGGCAGGCCTTCGGCATCAACAACGTTGAAGCCGCAGACACGGTGCTGCTGCCCGAGCGTACGTTCAAGGTGAAGTTGTACAAGCGCGCCGTGTACTACCGCACCAAAGCCAATTTGCTGCCGCAGTTCGCCACTGTCACGCGCCGGGAAAGCGCCGAGAACACCGGCAAGGAAGCCCCAGAGCGGGCTGAAACATTCTTGGCCTTCAGCCAGCAGGCCGTTCGCGCCCTGCAGGGCCGTGGCCGCATCACGGCGTCATTGCAGTGATCCAGCTGCAGGCGCTGACCACCTACCTCATGGCTCGCAACCTGGTTCCCCCGGAGCAGTTCGACAGCTGGACCGAACAGGTCAGTCTGGAGCTGATCTGGAAGCCTGACCGCGACGGCCTGCACATGGCTGATATGCGTTATCGCGCTGCGTTCTCCCTGGAGCGCTTCACCGGTCACCCGGCCAGGCTGATGGCCCTGGTGGGCAGCTGGCTGGAAACACACGACTCCAACCGCGACCGCCACGAACTGCCGGCGCCGCTGTTCGCCGTTGAGCCTCTAGACCAGGACAGCTTCGACGTGGACCTGTCCCTGGAATTCGTCGAGCCGCAGTACCTGGCCGAAGACCCTGATGGCGAGATCGAGGCGTTCGGCAAGACCTGGGCGTTCGTGCCTTTCGATCTGTGGGTTGCCGAGCACGGCGAGGTGGGCAGCAATGGCCGCTAACCCGCTCGACCTGGATGTCAGGGGCTTGCTCAATGTCGACGCCCAGTTGGCGCTGCTTGAGCTGCCGCCCCAACTGCGCCGGCGGTTACTGAACAGAGTGACCACGCGCGTGCGGACGATGAGCCGCAAACGCGTACGTGAGCAGCGGAACACCGACGGCACCCCCTTCGCTGAGCGCAAGGGTTCGGCCAAGGGCAAAAAGAAGATGGAAGCGGGCCTGGCCAAGCTGCTGCAGGTCACCCGCGTCAGCTCCGACGAAGCCGAGCTGGGCTGGAAAAACGCCTTGACCCGTTGGGTCGCGGCGCAGCAGCACAACGGCGTCAGCGAGCGACGTACCGCCGCGCAGATGCGCCGCTGGAACAAAGTCCCGCCGGGAATCGCCTGCACCGACAAACAAGCCAAGCGCTTACGCCGGCTGGGGTTTCGCACCCGTCAGAAGGGCAAAAAGACGCTGACCCGGCCGTCGGTTGCATGGATTCAAGAACACGTGAACTACGCCAAGGCCGGCTTGCTGATCCGCATTTTGAACGATGAAAAAACCGAGACATCGGGCGCGCAAAGCTGGGACATCACCCTGCCAAAACGCCAGTTCCTCGGGGTAGAGACCGGGAGCGAAACCCGCGAGCTGGTTAACCAGGTCTTCCAACAAATCCTTAATTCACCCCGCTAACGAGGCACAGCATGGCACTTGGCAAAGTCAGCGTTAACAATCTCAATCTGGGCCAAGGCGCCGTGACTGAGATCGAACGCTATTTCCTGTTCATCGGTCCCGGCACGAAAAACGCCGGCAAATTGGTCGCGCTCAATACCGACAGCGACTTGGACGCCACCCTGGGCCTGCAGCCCAGTGACCTGAAAACCCAGATCACTGCGGCGCGCCTGAACGGTGGCGATCGCTGGGCATGCCTGGCGGCGCCGATCGGCGCGGAAGGTGATTGGCAACCGGCGCTGGAAGCATCGCAACAACAGGGTTTCTCCGTAGAGGCTGTGGTTATCACCAAGCCGGTGACCAAGGGCGAAGAGCTGGCGGCAATGCACGATGCCGCCGTGTCGCTCGGCAACGTCTACGGGCGCCGCGTATTCATCATGGCGGCGTCTGCCGGCCCGACGCCTCTGCAGGCCTGGGACGAATACCTGCTGGACCAGAAGGCAATCACCGCCGACCTGGCCGCGCCCCGTGTCCTGGTGGTGCCCCAGTTGCATGGCAACGACTTGGGCGTGTTGGCCGGTCGCTTGGCCAACGCTGCTGTGAGTATTGCTGACAGCCCTATGCGTGTGGCCACCGGTGCCGTTCTCGGCCTCGGCAGTGTGCCGGTGGACAAGGAGGGGATCCCTTTACCGTCCTCGATCCGCGCCGAGCTGGATAAGGCCCGCTTTTCCGTCTCTCAGACCTACCCCGATTACCCAGGCGTGTACTGGGGCGACGGCAACATGTTGGACACCCCGGCTAGCGACTACCAGGTCATTGAATACCTGCGCCTGGCCGACAAGGCGGCGCGCCTGGTGCGCCCGCTGCTGATCCTTCGCGTGGCCGATCGCCGGTTGAATAGCACCCCCAACAGCATGGCCGTGAACATCAACGCGCTGATGGCCCCCCTGCGCCGTATGGCCAAGTCGGTGAAGTTCGCCGGCCAGGTGTTCCCGGGCGAAATCGAGTCGCCGAAGGATGGCGACATCGTGCTGGTCTGGAAGAGCAAAACCGCCGTAGAGGCGTTCATCAAGCTCAAGCCCCACAACTGCCCGAAAGACCTCACGGCGAACATCGCCCTGGACCTTTCCAACGACGATTCGGAGTAACCCCCCATGTCACGTATTGGCGGCAAGAACTTTGACGTGAACCTGGGCGACCTGCTGGTTCACGTCGAAAGCTGCACCCTGGATATCACCGACAATAGCAAAACCGCGCAAACCCGGGGCGTACCCGACGGCTACGTCGACGGCGATGTGGCGGCTGCTGGCGACCTGGAGCTGGATTCCACCAACTTCAATCTGTTGATCGAGGCGGCCCGTAGTGCTGGCAGCTTTCGCAAGCTGCCTCCCTTCGACACGGTGTTTTTTGCCAAGGCCGGCGATGACGAGCTGCGCATTGAGGCCTTCGGCTGCAAGTTGAAGGTCTCCAGCCTGCTGAGCATCGATCCCAAGGGCGGCGAGAAGACCAAGCACAAGGTGCCGTTTGAGGTCACCAGCCCGGACTTTATTCGCATCAACGGCGTGCCTTACCTCGACGCTACCGAGATCGAGGGCCTGAGCTGATGACCTGCCCGTTCGACCGCGCCCAAGCCCTGGAACAGCGTCAACGGCAACAGGCTATCGACGCGCAGTTGGCCCAAGCCCGGGCGCAGCCAACGGGCCCCAGTTCTATCCACTGCCAGGACTGTGACAACGAGATCCCCGAGGCGCGCCGCGCCCTTGGCGGGAAAACGCGCTGCACGCCATGCCAAACCACTTTCGAGAAAGGACGCCGCCGATGACCGATGGAACCACGCCCGACCTGGTGGCGAACTCCGCTCGCCTTGGGCGCCTTGAGCGAAAAATGGCAGTGGTCGAACACCGCGTGGGCCAGATGGAAACGGTCCCGACCCGTGTCACCAAACTGGAACAGCAGTTTGAACACCTGGCTGGCCAACTCTCGGAACTCAACGAGGGCCAGCAGAAGCTGACCAGCGTTGTATCCGGCCTCGGCACCAAAATTACCTGGGCGCTGGCCGTGGCCAGCACCTTGTGGGCCGTGCTGCAGATGATCGGCCCAACCTTGCTTCGCGTGGTTTTCCCATGAGCCTGCGCGGCAAGATCGCCGCTGGCGCCATTGCGCTCTGCAGCTCCACGCTGGTGGTGTTCCTCGGTACCTGGGAAGGCAACGGCGAGAACACTGTGTATGCCGACAAGCTCGCCCAGGGCCTGCCGACCGTGTGCAAAGGCATCACCCGCCACACCAGCCCTTATCCGGTGGTGGTCGGTGACTACTGGTCGGATGCGCGCTGCAGCGAGGTGGAACAGCTGGTGATCAGCAAGGGCCAGTTGCAGTTGGCCGACTGCATCACCAACCAGGACGTGGGCCAGAACACCTTCGACGCGCTGAGCAGCCATAGCCATAACTTCGGCGTGCCCAGCACCTGCGCCAGTCGGGCTGTCGCGCTGATCAATGCCGGGCGCATCAAGGACGGATGCAACGCGCTGGCGTGGGCCGCTGACGGCAAAACCCCAGTATGGGCCTACGTCACCACCGCCCCGGGGCAAAAGGAATTTGTCCGGGGCCTGCACCGGCGCCGCTTGGCCGAAGTGCAACTGTGCAAGGCGGGTTTGTAATGCGCGAAGCCATTTTCCCCCTGGTGCTGTGCCTGGTGGCCTGGTTCGCCTTTGACCTGCTGGAAGGTCAGCGCGATATCGCCCGCAGCGAGCGCGATGCAGCGCTGTTCGAAGTCACCGGCCTGCGCGAAACGGCTCGCATCACCGGCGAGCGGCTGGCCGAGCGTGACGCCATCGACCTTCAACGTACCCAGGAACTGAACCATGAACGCGCCCAAAACGACGGCCTGCGCCTCGCTGTTCGCGCTGGCCTTAAGCGGCTGCAGCTCAACGCCACCTGCAGCGCCCCCGCGACCGGTACCACCGGCGCCGGCGGCTTGGCTGATGGCGGATCCGCCGAACTCACAGAAGACGCTCGACAAGATTATTTCACCCTCAGAGATCAGCTCGCCCTCAGTCGGCAAATGATCCTGGGCCTGCAGGACCACATGCGCCGGGTTTGCCTGCGCTGACATCACCCCACTTTCAATCCCTGAACGGAGCAACACGCATGACCGATAAACGCGAGATCACCCTGGAAGTAGGCGACAAGGAATTCACCTTTGAGCTGACCCCGCAGGACGTGACCAAGTACTTCAACGCGGTGACCCAGGCCAACAAGGTCGCGCCGGCGAACAACCTGCTGGTGACCACCGTTAAACAGGAAGAGCGCGCCACCCTCAAGCCGATGCTGGGCAACCCGGTATTCGTGATGCAGCTGGCCGGCGCGCTGCTGGAGGAATACAGCCCTGACGTTGAAATCACCGTAAAAAAGCCCTCGACCACGCCGAACGACTGACCGAAAACGGCCTTGGCCAACTGGTGGCCCTGGCCGGTCGTTGGCTACCAGGTGCCGAGCCCACCGCCGAGGTGATGGGCACGGCTAAGTGGCTTGAGGACGAACACTGGCGGCGGATGGAAATCGCCATCGCCAACGGCATCGCCCACGCATTGAACGGATAAACACAGATGGCTGACCAAAGCGCCCGCCTGGCCTTCATTTTGAGCCTGACCGATAAGGTCACCGCCCCGTTGGGCAAGGTGAAAGCTAGCTTTTCAGATCTGGCTGAACAGAGCGAAAAGCACATCAAGACCATGGGCCTTGGCCTGGCGGGATTGGTGGGCGCCGGCGTGGCCATCACCCAGTCGCTGGGACCCGCTCTGGAGATGAACCGCGCCCTGGGCGAGGTCCGATCGCTGAGTGTGGCCGAGGATGCGTTGACCGCACTGAATCGAAAATCCCTGGAGTTTTCGGTGGCCTACGGGGAAAACGCCCGGGACTTTGTAGCCTCGGCGTATCACATCGAAGGCGCCATCAAGGGGCTGGCGGGCAGCCAGCTGGCCACCTTCACCAACGCCAGCAACCTGTTGGCCAAGGCCACCAAGTCCGACGCGGACACCATGGGCACCTACGTCGGCACCATGTACAACCTGTTCAAGGGCCAGGCCGACGCCATGGGCAAGGGCCAGTGGGTGGAGACCCTAGCGGGGCAAACCGCCACGGCGGTGCAATTGTTCCGTACCAGTGGCGAGCAGATCGGCGAGGCATTTAAAGCCGCCGGTGGACTGGCCAGCACTGCCGGTGTGAGCCTGGCCGAGCAAATGGCGGTGCTGGGCACACTGGGCAGCACCATGGACGGCGGGGAGGCTGGCGGCCTCTACAAATCGTTCTTTGAGAACGTCAGCGGCGCATCGGAAAAGCTCGGCATGTCCTTTGTCGACCAGCAGGGCAAGTTGCTGCCGATGATGGACATCCTGGACAAGCTCAAAGGCAAGTTTGGCGATCTGTCGATTGAGGCCAACGGCAAAAAGCTGCGTGACGCCTTCGGTGGTGAAGCGGCGCGACTGATCACCACACTGCTGGGCGACACCGACCGCTTGAAAAACGGTATGGATCGGCTGGGCAATGTGCACGGGTTGGAGAATGCCGAGCGCATGGCCAAACAGATGGTAGACCCGTGGCAACAGTTCGGCGCCGCTGTGCAGGCCTTGCGTATCGCCTTCGGGCAGTCGCTGATCCCAATCCTGACGCCGCTGATGGATCGCCTGGTTGCCATCGCTGCCACGCTGACCCGCTGGACCCAGTTGTTTCCCAACATCACCCGCGTGATCGGCATCACCACGTTGGTGGTGTTCGGGATCATTGCGGCCATGTCGTTGCTCACGCTGACTGTGGGTATCTCGAAAATGGTCTGGCTGGGTCTGGTCACTGTGTGGAAAGTCCTGACCATGGCCGGCCTGCGCAGTATCGCGATGTTCCTGTATCACACCGTTATGGTGATCGGGTTCGTCGCGGGCCTGGTGCTGATGGTCGCCTGGATGGGTCTGGTCAAGGGCGCGATGCTGCTGTGGCAGGGCGCGATCTGGCTGGTCAATACCGCGCTACTGGCCAACCCGGTGACATGGGTTGTGGTCGGCATTGTCGCCCTGGTCGCGGCGGTGGCGGCAGCGATCATCTACTGGGACGAATGGACCAGTGCGCTATTCAACAGCGAGGCGTTCCAGTGGATCAGTGCCCAGTTGACGGCGCTGTCTGACTGGTTCGACTCGATGGGCGGTTGGTCGGGTATGGCCAGCGCCGCATGGGACGGCATCGTCAACATCTTTAAATCGGCCATCAATGGCTTGATCGAGATGCTGAACAAGATCCCGGGCGTACAGATCGATGCCGCGTTTGGCGACATGCCGGCGGCACCGCAACTGCCAACCATCACTGCACCGACGGTCGAGGCACCGTTGCTGCCGCAGCTGGTGAGCGCTCCCCAGCAGCCCATCCAGGCGCCGCCCTTGGTGATGGCTGCCGCACAGAAGACGCCCGCGCCGGCAATGCCCGCGCTCAACGCATTGCAGCCCCAGGCACAGCCGCCAGCGTTGGTCCTGGCCCCGGTACCGAAAACGCCGGCGCCTATTCCGCAGCCCCTTACGGCACCCGAGCCCCCGCGCACCGCGCCGGCACTCGTGGCCGCGCCTGCCTTGAAGACACCGGCGCCGATCGGACCGCAGCTCAACATCCCGCAGCCGAAGCAGCCGCCGTCGTTGGTGACTGCGCCGGCACCCACTGAAAAGGCCGAGCAAAGCCAGCAACGCATGAACGGATCTGTGGCCGGTCTGTCACCGAAGCGGCCCGAAGCCGTGCCCCGGGGCGGCCTGCTGAGCAGCATCCAGAACAACAACCAAACCCAGAACAAGGGCACCCACGTGGAGAACGTCAACATTCACACCGGTAAACCGATGAACCCGCTGGAGCTGGAAGGCATGTTGGCCATGGCGGTGGGCGGATGAGCGAATACATAGACCTGCTGATCATCGACAACGACCTGTCGCTGGACCCGTCGCGTCAGCCGTTGCTGATCGAGGACCGGGCCAGCATCGCCCAGGACATCGCGCACATGATCCGCGAAAGCGGCCGGCTGGTGACGCTGGTGGCTGAGCGCAGTCGCCTGCGTCAGCGCGACTGCATCCAGCAATTGGAGCTGCTGGTGGAGGCTGATGAACGCCTGGTACCGGGCACCGCACTGATTAACCAGGTGCAGTCTGGCCAGTACCTGGTCACGGCCAAAACCCTGAAGTTTGGCGACATCGAGGTGACCCTGTGAGCGACGTAGACTTTAAACAGGCGCTCGCTGACGCCGGCATTCCCGTGACCGAGGACGGTTTGCGTAAGGCCTGGGAAAAGGAAGTAGCAGCCCAAGGCAGCAAGATGAGCAACACCAGCGCCTATTCGCCGTTCTGGCGGGTCATGACTGCCCTGGTGACCAAGCCCGTCATGTGGCTGATCAGCTTTATTAGCGGCACTGTCCTGCCCAACTTCTTTGTGAAAACCGCCCGTGACAAGTGGCTGGACATGCTGGCCTGGGCGGTCAACGTCGAGCGCAAAGGCGCCACCAAGGCCAAGGGCATGTTGTTGTTCACCCGTGACGTTGCCGGCGGGGTGCTGCAGATGCCCGCCGGCATCCAGGTGCAGTCAGCTGCCATCAATGGCCATATTTACCAGTTGGTCACCACCCAGGCGGTGACCTTTGCCGACGGCGTACTTCAGTTGGAAGTCCCGGCCGAGGCCCAAGAGGTTGGCAGTGGTTACAACCTGGCCCCGGGTTACTACGCAATTCTGCCTGTGCCCATTCCTGGCATCGTCCAGGTGGTCAACACCGACGGTTGGTTGATTGCACCAGGTGCAGATCCTGAGCCTGACGATCAGCTGCGTTTGCGGGTGCGTAATCAGTTCTCGGCGGTCAACCAGTGGCACACCGATGCAGTCTATCGGGCGATGATTTCCGCGTTCCCGGCGGTGCGGCCCGATGGCGTCTATTTCCTGCACGGTGCACCACGCGGCCCGGGCAGTGCGAACGCCTACGTGCTGTTTGAAGCGGACGTGCCGGCAGCGGCATACCTGGAGCAAATCAACGCCCATATCCGTGACCAGGGCAACCATGGCCACGGTGATGATCTGCTGGTTTTGGTGATGCCGGAGACCCTGCACGAACTGAGCGTCACGCTGTGGCCACGTCCTGCACTGACCACTGAACAACGCACCAAGCTGCAGGCAGAGGCCGAGTTATTCATCCGTGCGGCCTTCCGTGAAAGTGGCACCGGTGACTATCAACCGACGCTGACCTATCCCCAGGCGCGCTTTTCATTCAGCCGCCTGGCCGAAGAACTCCACCAGCAGTTCGCCGGCATCGAGTCCCTGAACTTCGAAAACGCCGACATCGTGTCAGAGCTGACCATTCCACGGATCAGCAGCCTGCAGGTGGTGTTGCCATGATCAAGCTCAATTTGCCGTTCTGGCTGGATGGCCCGCAGTTGACCAAGCTCAAGGCCGCCTGCCAGGCGTGGTGGGAGAAAGTTGAAGGTTGGATGCAGTGGCCATTGCTGCAGATGGACGCCGAGACCTGCCACCTGACCATTCTCGACCTGCTGGCCTGGCAGCGGGATATCAGCCGTTTCAAGGACGAGCCGGAAAACCTCTACCGCCTGCGGGTCAAGTTCGCCTTTATCAACGCCGTCGATGCCGGCAGTACAGCGGGGCTTAAACGCATTCTGCAGCGCCTCGGCGTGGGCTATGTCGAGATCGACGAGCGCATGCCCGACCGGGACTGGGACGTGGTGCTGTTGCGCCTCTCCGACTCCCAGCTGTCGCAAAACCCGGAGCTGCTGCGCGTCCTGGTTCAGCAATACGGCCGTACTTGCCGGCGCTATGACTTCGTGACCATCACCCCCGTATCGCTGCGCATTGTCGCGGTGGACTTCAACGACGATCAGCAAACGCTGATCGCCAGCCTGTAGGAGCCCCAATGGGAGCCAGTATTACCCTTGCAGGTGAAAGCCTGATCGCCCAAAAACTGGGATCGCAACAGCGCCTCGATGTCGTGCGCTTCATCTTTGCCAACGTGCCAGGCCTGGACCCAAACGCACCGGTCAATCGCGCTGCAGCGAAGCCGCCGGCTGCGCAGATCGTGCACAGCTACACCATCCCCCAGCACAACGTGGGTTATGTGAACCCCAACCAGGTTGTCTACAGCTCGATGCTGGGCAGCGATGTCGGGGATTTTGACTGGAACTGGATCGGCCTGGAAACCGCCGAGAACTTGTTGCTGGCCGTGGCTTACATGCCGCTGCAGCAGAAGCGCAAAAACATACCGCCGCTGCAGCTGGGCAACAACGTGACCCGCAACATCCTGGTGATGTTCGACGGCGCCCAGGCTCTGACCGGCATCACTATTGACGCCAAGACCTGGCAGCACGACTTCACCGTTCGCCTCAAGGGCATTGATGAGCGCGAGCGTCTGAGCAACCGGGACATCTTTGGCCGTGCCTGTTTCTTCGGGAATGCGTTTCAGGTTGAAAAGGTCGGTACCGCTTACCAGCTCAAAGCGGGTTTGGCCTACATCGAGGGCGTCCGCATCGAGCTGGCCGCCGCCGTGGCGATTGCGCCAACCCAAATGCCAACACAAGTGTGGCTCCAGGTCTCATTGCGTCGTGAGTTGAACGACGTGGTGGCGGCCTGGAAAGTAGCCTTTGAGCCCAACCAGGTCGACTTCCTGGACGGCAATGGCCAGCGGGTTTACTGCATCGCCTTGGCGGATCTGACCACCGCTGCCATCAGCGATCGGCGAGTCGTCGAACCTATCAACGGTTCACTGATCCAGCATCTGGCCGCTCGCAATGGTGACTATCAGTACCTGCGCGCCCGGGCGACCACAAAGGCCGACGTGGGCCTGGGCAATATCCCGAACGCGATCAGTGACGATGCAGGCACCGACAGTAGTGCAATTCTGGCGACCACCAAGGCCGTTTCAGGCGTTCGTCAGTTCTTGCAGCAGGCAATCGATAAGCTGATCAACGGCACGACGCCGGCGGGCAAGGCCAAGCAGTTGGAAACCGCCCGCAAAGTGTCGATCAGCGGCGTCGGCACGGGTAGTGCGACCTTTGATGGAACGGCGGATGTGAACATTCAGGTCATGATGCCCGACATCGTGGCCGCATGGAAATACACGAAGGTTACGGTCAACTCGAAGGGCCTGATTATCAGCGGTGAGTATCTCCAGCCTGCTGATATCCCCGCGTTGGACTGGTCGAAGATCACCAGCGGGAAGCCCACGACCTTGGAAGGTTACGGCATCACCAACGCGCTGCCGTTGGGGTACACCAACAAGCGGCCTCAGCTTTATGCACCGGCACCGGGCCGGGATTACAGCATGGGCGCGATGGAAATTCGGGAGGCGATGCTGGTCACCGATACACAGAACAATTTCGACTATGCGCCGCGCATCATCTTTCACTGGGGTGGCGTCACCGCTGGTGATCTGGCGATGGACGTGATCGGGAATCTGCAGTGGAAAGGGCTGCCGATGTGGACCGCTCATAATTTCACACCGGCGTTGAAAGCCGATAAGGCCACTACGCTAGCCGGCTACGGGATCACCGACGCCATCCAAACCGGAAAGTTTGGTTTGGCGTCATCCAGTGCGCCATCAAGTCCTATCGATACCATTGGGCTGCCAGGCGGATTTCACTACTTTGGCGAAGGGCAGACGACCTTTGAGCAGTACGTCAGCCTATTGAATATTCCTTATGGGAGCAGCGGGTACGCAGGGCAAATAGGCCTCCAGCAGGGAACGCCCGATCCCCGATTGCTCATTCGATCAGTGAATAATTCGGGTACGTGGACGCCGACCCGTGAGGTATGGCACTCGGGCAATCTGAATCCCAGCAGCATCGTGCCCCCTGGCGCCATTATGGCTTTCGCCATGGCAGCGATTCCCGCCGGTTACCTCAAGGCGAACGGAGCAGCCGTCTCCCGGGTTGCCTTCGCGGCACTCTATGCGCAGATCGGCACGCAATACGGCGCGGGCGACGGCGCTACCACTTTCAACCTGCCCGACCTGCGCGGCGTCTTTGTCCGTGGTTTGGATGAAGGTAGAGGCTCAGATCCTGGCCGGACACTGGGCAGCCTGCAGGGCAGCCAAAACGCGTCCCACACCCACACCGCGACGAGCGACGTCCAGGGCGCGCACAGTCACGGCATGTATCCCATCCTTCTGAACATTGCCACCAACCAGGGCGGCGGCCACTACTCGGTGGGGCCGAGTCCTACGGCTGCCGGCCCCGTTGCCGGCGCGCATAACCACACCATCACCGTCGACGCATCCGGGGGCGTAGAGTCGCGCCCGGTCAACGCTGCGATGATTTATTGCATCAAGCATTGAGGTCCAACATGAAAACCAAAACGGTCTATCAGACCAGTCAACTGGGCCTCTACATCGGTACAACAGAGGCTGACGAATCCCCGCTGGAGCCGGGCGTGTTCCTGATTCCTGGCGGGTGCGTGGAGGTCGCACCGCCGAAGATCCCGGCCAACAAAGGCGCCTACTGGAGCAACGGTAAGTGGGTTCTTGTCGATTACTTCGACGGCTTGATTGTCTACAGTACCGCCACCGGTGAACCGTTGACGGTCACCGGTGTGGGGCCGATCCCAAGCGGCTACACCACCAAAAAGCCGGGGCCCGATCAGGTCTGGAAGAACGGCGAATGGGTAGACGATATCGCAGCGATTCTGGCGACGCTGTATGACCAAAAGCTGGTGGAGGTCAACGACGGGTGCAATCGCCATATTGAAAGCGGATTCGTCTCCAGTGCCCTGGGCGAACCCCACCGTTACGCCAGCCAGATGGATGATCAAATCAACCTGACGGGCATGGTGTTGAGTGGTTTGGATGCCAGCTATGCCTGTTTCGACGCCAACCTGGTTAAAGGCTTCCGTCCTCATACGGCTGCCCAACTGCACCTGGTGGGCCAGGACCTGGTGCGCTTCAAGCAGGCAGCACTGCAGCACGCCGACAACCTCAAGCAGGACTTGGCCACCGCGCTGAAAGACAAAAAGCTCAAGGTGATGAAGTCCATCAAATGGACGCCGCCGGCATGACCTGGGACGCAGTGAAAATGCGCTGGCCAGAACAGGCTACCCAATGGATGGGCCAGCTGGCAGCCGCGCAGAACCTTGCCGGCGGCGAGCTGGCAAGCACCGCCAAACGCCTGTCGGACCTCAATGGCAAGACCACGACCAACCCAGGGCCGGTGGGTGATGCTGCCCAGGGCGCGATCGCTGCAGGTCGTGCCGCACTCGCTGACCAAATGGGCGAGGCCCCGGCCTGCCTGGTAGTGACGCCGTTTCAAAGTGGAGTTGGTCAGGGCCGCGGCTACCAGCGTTTTCTGTCTGCACCGAACTTGCTGCAGCATCTGGCCAGCAAACTGGTGGATGTCAGCGACATAGGCCGGCCCGACGCCCCCCAGCACGCGCTGTGCCTTCTGTTTCTGGCCACTCGTTTCGATCAGTTGGCCGACAGCCTGGCGCGCTTCAACGCGTTGCTGCCGATGCCTGACCTGGTGCGAACTGAGCGCCGAGCGCGGCACCTGTCGAAACTGGAGACGGAAAAGTGGGAAATTCCCGCCGCCGGCACCTTGCCGCGCTGGCAGTCGCTGCCCCTGGAGCGCTGCACCGTGGTTAAAGCCGCCCAGCAATCCATGGCCGGACAGATCGCCGTCCTGGAGAGCTACGCGGCTGACAGTTCGCCCATGGCCGACCTTTCGGCCCTGGCCAACCGTAAAGCCGCCCAGCAACAGGGCCGTGACCAGCAGTTGGCTGACCTGAAAGCCCTGCTGGCTGATAGCAACCCTGACAGCAGCATGCGCGCACGGCTGATCGGCCCGGGCAACGCTACTGAGCTACGCCGCCAGCTGCTGGCCGGTGACGCTCCGGGCCACGAGTGGGTGTTGTGTGCCGGCGCGCTGCTGGTGGGATCTGAGCAGGGGTTGAGCTTTGTTCGTGAATTGGTGGGTCTATGACGCTGCTACTCGACGGGCAGGAGGTACGCGGCAAGAACCTCAAGGTCACCGGCAATCTGCGCATTGAGAGCGACGACTTGTCAGGGCAGACCAGCAACACCGACAAGGGGCACAAAGGCTTTAAGCCCAAGACCCTGACTGTCAGCCTGATGATTCCCTTTGTTGACCAAGTGCAATTGCGTGACCTGATGCGCCTGGTGGAAGCGACCGAAGGCGGTGGCCAGCTCAAGACGTACCGAATCGTCAACGACACCGCCGCCGCGTTCGGCATGCGCCAGGTGACGTTTACCGAAGGCGTCAGCGCCCGAGAAGACGACAGTCTGCGCGGCTGGCTGATCCAATTCACCCTGACCGAAAAGCTTTCCAACCCTGAGAAAGTCGAAGGGCGCCGATCGGGTAACGCGGTGACAGCGCAGTCCGGCCCGGGCGGCGCGGTCGGCGGTACCGGTGGCGACACACTAGGTGGGCCCGAGGAACTGACCGGCTTTGAAGCGACGCTGAAAAAGGTGGATACCTGGTTAGGCGGGAGTCCCAAGGCATGAAGCTGCACAAGGAATTGACCATCAGCGGTGTGCCTTATGTCCTGGTCAAAAACGAAGTCCGGCTGGATGCGAAAAGCCCAGGCCTGGCGACGTTCACGATCCAGGCTACGGCGCCGGTCAAGGGGCTGGTGACACTCGATATAGGCTACAACAGCAGCACGCTGCAGCGACACTTCATTGGCTACGTCGAGCGTTCCACCACGGCCAGCAGCACCCAGCAGGTGCTGTTCTGTCGTGAGCTGGCCGCGATCCTGGCCAACCCGCTGCCGCTTAACCTGCGTCACGTCGATCTGCGCGCCGTCCTGGTCGAGATCGGCAAGCACACCGGTTTGCGTTTTCGCGTCCCGGAACAGCCGTATGCCAGCGTCAAGGCGCCTTTTTTCTACAGCCTGGCCGCCGGCTATCAAGCCATGGACAGCCTGGCCCTGGTTTTCAACATCCCCGACTTCATCTGGCAGCAGCAGGGTGACGGCGAAGTGTTCGTGGGCAGTTGGGCTGACAGCTTCTTTGGCGTTCGCTCGCCGCTGCAGCTGCCGGTGGAACTGTTCGACGACTACCAGGGCAACCAAAGCGCGATGATTGCAGCCCTTCCCGGGTTGCGACCAGGTGCAACGATCAACCACGGCGAGCGCATCACCAGTGTGGCGCTCATCGACAACCAGATGGCCATCCGATGGACGACGCAATCCGCCGCAGCGTAGAACGACAATTTCCCGAACTCACCGGTGGTTACCACCTGCCACGCTTTGCCCGGGTTGTCGCCGTGGCCGACGCGCCCGCCGGCGCCGGGATCTGCGACGACTTCCGCCCGCGCTATGCGGTCGACATTGAGGTCATGGGGCCGGACGGCGAGCCAGATACCAAGCTGCCGATCCTGGCCGGTGTGCCGCTGCCGCTGCCCACCGGTGGCGAGGAAATGGGCATTTATGCGTTCCCCGAGGAAGGCACCCAAGTCGTGGTGAGCTTTGCCTACGGCCTGCCACACAAGCCCTATATCCAAACCATTCTGCCCCACGGCCTGAGCATGCCCAGCGTGCCGAAGGGTGACCATGTGTGGCAGCACAGCGAAGCCTGTCAGCAGCGTGTCGACGCTGACGGCAACTGGCTGCGCCAGACTGACGGCAAGATCCTGGACAAGGCGATCGAGCGGGAAGTGGAGGCGATGGGCAACACCGAGCGGTACCAGAGCCACACCAGGACCGTGGACGACCATTCAACCGAATCGGTAGGGGGCGTCAAGACGCTTGAAGCCCTGGGCGCGCTCAAGCTGCTGTCGGGCGGATCGGCGAGCCTTGCGGCGGTGGATGATCTGCATCAGGCGACCGGGCGGGACTTGAACCTGGTGGTGGGGCAGAAGCACAACGCCGCCGTGGGCGGCGATATGGAGGAAAGGATTCAGGGGCTGCGTAAGAGCGTGGCGGCAGTCAGTCAGCGGTTGGTCGCTCCTAAAAGTCATATAGGATCTGAGTCAGTTAATATTTTTCAAGTCGTTTGTGACTTGCTTGGTCTAGTGGAGCAAATGAACATGCAACTCGCAACACATACGCATGCTTCAACGCCAGTTCCTTCTAACGCCGCCGCTTTTACGCAATATGCACAAAGCTCAAGGGTTTTGAATGTTGAACTTGAAAGAGTTACTTTGTGATTATAGGTTCAAGGCGTGGTATTGATGACGTTGTCTATCTCCCTTGTAATAATCGAAAGCATATCTCTCAGCTCGATCGTGAGTAGTTTCATCGCGCCAGCGGTTTGGTCCATTCTTAGTTTTCGCGCTTCCAATGTCGCGTAGTAATCGTGATACTCATCGAGTTTTCTTGTGAGTTCCTCATTTAATTTTTTCCCCTCGGAAATCGCTCTGTTTGCTAATTCTTGTGTTGCATTTCTGCCTGCGCTAAATGCGATCTGGCAATCAGCATTGTTTAGGTTGATCATTGCTATTAGACCCTTGACTCTCATGTAGCTGTGGACAATTTTTGCTGATAATTGAGGGTCTATATTGGCTAGGCAGGAAGGTGCTGAGTCGAAAATTGGAAAAGGATTCTCCCCGATCGGGAAGATATCTGTACAAGGTTCGCCTTCCGGTAGGTCCAATAGGTCAGAGCCATATTCAGAATAATATATTTCCCACGCTGAGGTTAATTCGACTTTGATTAATTTAAGCGTATTTCGGGTGGTTTCAAGTTCGTCGCGTTTTGATTTGTCGATTGAGTAGACATGGGCTTTTGTTGTCGCCTTGCTGGTTGCCCTTGCCCCTATATATGCGGCAGCTAGGGCTATGAACACCTCTGTTGAGAACGATTTTTCTATGACTTTTGCAATAAAATTTAGAACGTCAATTGACTGCATATCTGTCTGTGCCTTTTGTTAATGACTCTGGCTAGAGAGCACATCCGCCATAAGAATTATGTTGAAGAAGCCTTTGTTGTTATTCGCATTTCTTTGATGAATCAAATCCTACATTGAATATTTCAACTATCGGCATCATGACGTCCATGACTTCGCTGGGTTCATACAGTGTGTAAGCACCCGTATATCCGTATATATTCAAATTCAACTTGTAGTAGAGGGTCAGGCACCGCATTAGTCGACCACGTTCCTTCGCTTCTCTCTTAGCCGTCATTTCAGCGAACTTTGGATGCGCAGAAGAATTTCTCAAATCAACCCACGCTTTGACTTCGCCTTTTGTGATTAACCCTTTCTCAGCGAGGATCTTTAACGCGGCATTAGCGTGAATATTTCCCCATCGCATTACATGTGTAATGATAGTCTCTAGATGAATAGAGTTTATTTCGGTTTTGCTTAGGATTTTAATAATTTCATTTTTTTGGTTTTCGAAACTGGCATCTGCTCTCTCCGCTTCCAGTTCGGGAATAAATAAATCTATAAGCAATCCTTCTATTGATACGGTAAGCGTCAGCGCTGTAATCGATTGAGTAGCATTAAAACCCTGCCATACCCGCTTCCACTGGCTAACTGTGCTATTAAAAAAACGCGGTAATTTTTTCTGAATCGCTAGGATGTTTGGCAGTAGTTGAAAGTGATGAGGGTCATTCCACTCGTCCTGCGAAAGCATAAGCATGTCATTAATTGGTCTCGGTATTTTGGTTTTGTTTATCTTTTTGTTTATGCTTCTAATGTGGTGTTTCATGTCGTCGCCGGCTCGCGTCGTTAAGACATACGCTGAAGGCATGGTTCCACTGGTGAAGCCGATATAAAATTTTAATGCATCGAATAAACTATCAACATTAAAGTTTCCGCTTGCGTAAACTGTTGTATAGTTTTCTTGATCTACGATGGATAGTTGGAAGTCGTCCATGTCAAGGTCGGTCTGGTTTCTATTAAATGACTCGCCTGTAAGAGTGTCTTTGATAGTGTTTATTTTGTTTTTTGGGATGTAGCTCCTCTCTAAGCTTTCAAACCAAAGATAGTTTTGTTGCTGTACTGGTATGATTTGCTTTGATTGGTGTACTATTTCGCTTAGCAAAAAATCACATTTGAATGGTGGGGCTGCTCTCATCATTTTTAAATGTAGTGCAAAATTTTCCGCTTCCCATGTATTGCCCTGGATGTCGACAGCTATGAATTTAAGGTTTTTTGAATCATCTTCGTTATCAAATTGGTAGCTTTCGCCAAAGGCGTATAAATGTATGCCGGTAGCGCTGGTGCAAATAAAGTCACAAAGTAGCGCGCCGGAAACATTGATTTTTATAAGTCCGTGACCACTTAGTTTCAATCCATTGGCGCACGGTTGCCAGATAGTTATAGACACGAAATCGATAAGTAATTCGTTCTTACGTACACTCTCCGCGTAATCTCTTAACGAAAACATTGTACTGTTCCCTGTAGCTGTATGTGCCTGGTGTGAATTCGGGCATTGCTGACTATCCTGCTAGGCATGGCAGTACGCCAGTCAATCTTAGTGCTGTCAATTAATCCATTATCCTCTAGCTCAAAAACGTCTAAGAAGGAAAAAATAGCTGCGAAAAAGCACTTATCCCCCTCCCGCCGACGGGGCCTGCGTCCCTTTTTTTTGCAAAGCCGGATGTAGTGCAAACGCACCTGCTGCCCAGGCGGGTTGCGGGCTGCTGCAAGAACATCACCTTTTCATCGTTTGCAATGATGTGCAGAAAAGTGAAGCGTCGTTACACAACAGGCTGCAAGATGATCACCGAGTGCTCTAGCCCTACGGCGTCGATTTCACTGAGCAGTGACCGATGAAAAAGCTGATTTCTGGGCTTTTTGCAAAAACGGGGACAACGCGCCATGGTAGAACTTGGTGTTTGGAGGGGAAGCATGAAAATACTGGAAAGCCACGAACAGAAAGGGCTGCAGTCAATTTTTTGATTTTCACGATATCGGCGTAAGGATCTGGGTATGGACAGCGTTGCTCCAGCGCTCATTGGCTTCAGCTCGGCAGTTCTGGTGGGCTTTTTTGGGCATTTCGTGGCGGAGGACTACCGTCGATTTAGAGATAGCCAATCTATAGCCGCGGCCCTAGCTGGTGAGATGAGTTCAATAATTTCGTCACTTCAAGACCTACATCTTGGCCTTAGTGGAATGAAAGTGGTACTGGATAGAGAGCAGCCAATCCATTTGCCTGAGATACCTGATCAGTCGAGTTCTATATTCGAAGCAAACGCCGAAAAGATCGGTTTGTTAGGTGCTGATTTCGCTGGGAAGGTCGCTTTTACCTATGACCAGATAAGAGCGTTCAGAACGTCATTCCAATTGCTCTCGAAAAACCATACAACCAGCCCGTTGCTCTGGAGCAGCGCGATTGTTGGGCGTTGTTTACGACTCATTGATGTCAATCAGGCTGAGGCGATGGTCCTTGTGGAAGACCTGAAAAACTATTCAAAGAGCTCCTACGCGAAATCTAGGACCGTAGGTGTGGTAGTAATGACAGGGTTAACACTCTTGAGCCTGAGCAGCTTATTTGGGGCGGTATTCTGCTTACGATCTTGACGAAGGGCGTTAACGTTGAATAAACAGCGGTAAGCCGTCCAACCGCCGTCGATTTTACTTTTTCGCAATCCTTTTTAGGCGGGCCAGACCTTGCTTGATGTGGCCGGCATTCTCGCCAATCGTTTCTAGCGTACCTCTTACGTTGTCGCCCGTTACCACTGAGCCTTGTTCCTCCAGGCGGAGGGTAAGCTCCATCACTGCCGCTTCAAGGGCCAACTGATTTTCATAAATCCTCTCAAGCACATCTGAGAGCGAATATTCATGCGTCAT